CTATTATGTGTTTTAGTTCCATTTTATAAGTTATTTTTTAATTGGCTAATTAATTTTACTTTTTCCTCTTCGCTCATTGTAGCGATAATATTGTTTACAACTAGCGGGCTTAGTAAAGTAGCAAATTTGCTTTGTTTTTCGTCCTCTGTATAAGCTTGGTAATCTAGCTCTGTACGTGCTTCATCAATCGTAATTAGACCAGCTTGTACCAATTTCAACACCGCTTCAATATCAGCATTCCTATCTTGTTTTAAAGCCGAAATGTTACCGCTATCAATCTCTATTTTATAATTCAATCCTGTAATAGCATTGTAACGCTTTACTAATTGCTTATTTTTTTGCGCCAAAATTTGCTCCATTAATGGAATACAAGTTTGGTTGTAGAAGTCTTTCATCGCTTCCTGCATATTCGCATACGTCGAAGCACTTACATCGCCGAAAATAATGGATTGAACACCAAACAAACCACAAACCGCGCGTAGGTGTTCGGCTCTCATACCTAGCAACTGCATATCCGTTGCGCTCATTCCTAACTGCTTGTAGTCAACTGCTCCTTGTAATGCAACAATCTTATTTGCATTTTTTGCCCCACCAATACGGCTGTTTAAATCCTTTTGAATTATCTCTTTATCGTTGGATGTTAAAATTAAATCGTTTTTAGATGATATTATACCACTTGCACCCCTATTTTCGTAAAGGCTACTCTCTGCAATATTTCTATTAGTTGACGCTTTAAGCAAATCGTAACCAGCTTGTAAAGGACTTAAACCCTCAGCCTTACGAATACCCTCAATGCTAGGATTGAAGTAGTGAGTGTGCATAATTTCCAACGGTGCTATTTTTCTAATCGCTACACCGTCATTAAATTCGTATCTATCAATGTCGCTTAGAATACTCATACTTTCGCGCCATGCACGTACGTTTTGAGCGGGCAAAATATAGTTCTTAATAGGAAGCTTTGCACCCATGTATTCGTATGGTGTATAATGGTAAGCGTCGCCTGTAAGCAATAAATATAACACTTCCTTGTAAAGTGCCTGTTCGAAGCTGTCGTTATCGTGCCAGTTTTCAAACAAAAAAGTTTTTAGTTCATCTTTACCCTCTATGTATTCAGCGTCTTGCGTTAAAATAATAGGTAAACTAGCCGTTACTTTAGCTATACGAGTAGCAACCGCGTAAACCATATCATTAGTTATATAACCCTCGTTGATTAGTATATCTTCACTGATATTTAAGCCTAAGCGACCGCTAGAGAACAACGGAATAAACACGCTTTCACTTGTCGCCCCTTGCTTCTGCTGGTCTGCGAAAACATTAAACGGCTCATTCTTAACCGCTTTTAGTATATTGGAAATATAGTTTTTTATTATCATGTTTACAAAATTATAAAAAAAATCAATAAGAATAATCAAACCACCTTAAATAATATCCAATCGCATCGATACTATGGTCGTTGCCGTCTTCGGGCACTTCGCCAGCGCGGTCTTTCCACTTGTAATTATAGAGTTCATCTTGAATGCTTGCACTCTCAGGAGTAACGAATAGCTTATAACTTTGGAGTAGTTGCAAGGTGGCCAACTTCTTTTTACCTAAACATGGTACAGCATTGTACCCATTCAAAACCAGCATATTAATTAAATCAGGTCTTGCATTATCACACACTATCACTTTGCTTTTATCCTTAATTTTGGTTTTAAGCATTTCAAGTAAGTTATTAACATTTAACCCACTTGAGTAAATCTCTTGCTTTACCCACATTTGTTTGTCGCGCTTACTTACGGCGCACTTTGTCAAAGTAAAAGGGTCTTTCATTCCCCAGTCGATACAATACCCGAAAATATCCGTGTCAGGAAATGGACCAACCTCCCAATCTGTTATAATTGTACCCGAAACCCTACCCAATAAACCTAAGCCATACACCCTCCACCAATTATAGTAGTAGCCTGTTGTACCTCGTTTTAACTCCTGATTGTGTTTTAGTTGTGCCGTGCGTAAGTCCTTGATCTGATCCTCTGTTAGGTTCTCAATGTTGTCTAAGAATGTGGAATGTATAACCTTAGTGCGCTGGTCTTCCAATATTCCACACGTATCAATCCAAAACTTTGCACTCGGGTTGTAATCTAGGAATATAGCGCCCCTAGTACGTTGGAAAAGTTGGTGCAATATCTCATACTTCATATAATTACACTCATTTACAAAAAGTATATCTCTCTTTGCTCCGTGTGCTTTACCTGAATTATCAAAACCAATGAACTTTATTTGGCTTTCTCCTATCTTGTAAGTGTTGGGGTTTTGAGTACGTATGTTGGCAATATTTTCATTGCACGAATTTAAAATATGTTCGAAATCAACTATAGCACCGTCCTTTAAATGTGGGGTGCTATGGCTTACAACGTGTATGATTAATGGCTTTTTGCTCCACTTAGCTATAAAGTAGAGTAGTTGTAAAGTACTGTATGTTTTACCGCTTCTTGTACCTCCTTGATTTATTATGTACCTAAACTTATTTTTATAAGCCTTAGCGGTTTCCTCAAATGTTGTCGTTATCTTCATCTTCAAACATTTGCTTTAATTCTTCAAATGCTTTGGCAATGTCAGGACTGTTGACTATTACAGTAGGCTGCTCTATTTTGTCGCCTTTAGTGGTGTGGTCAACTTCTTGCCTATCCGTCCACTTATGATTTGATTTTAAATTTATAATTCCAACGGCGGCGTTTATTTTTCCCTTTTTTACGTTACGATAACAATTGACTTCACAGTTAGCTAAAATCCTTTGTTTCATTGGTTTAAGCTCGGGAAATCTTTCTATAATGTGGTCAAAAATTCCTTTATCCAAATCTAAATCGTAAGCTATCTCACCGATGAAATCGTATTCCTGATTTTTAGACAAATCAATTGCTTTATTAAACAAAGCTATTGAAGTATCTAAATCCCATTTTTCCGCATTTTTATTTCCTTTAGGTGCTCCCATGATATTGATTTTTTAAAAAAAAGGGGATAGAGTTACCCACCCCCTCTAAACAATTAAACTTTAAGTATGGAAATGCAAATATAGTAAAAAATTAATAAATAATACCATTTTTCTCGTGCCAACAATAAGCCTGAAAACCTTTTTTTCTAAGTTCATCAATTCGGAACTTTTGCAAATCTTTCAAAATATCGTTACCTTTTTTCAATTCTACAAAGGTTGTTTTTCCGTCTTTAAGTAAAATTAAATCGGGCATCCCTGTTATATTAAGGCGAATAGTTTTTAAAACCAAATAGCCTTGTTCCTCCATTTTTTTAATAAATTTTGCTTGGAAAGTCATTTTTAAAGTGTGTTAAGGTGTAATTTTTCTTATTACTTACTGCTTCATAAATCTTTTTCTCGATACCAAAGTTAGAAAATATCCAATAAATATTGTTCTCTTGTCGGTCAATAGTTGTCATTCTATCCCTAGACTGCCAGTAACTTGTTGCCGAAAAATCAATATTCAAAAAAACAAGGCAATCGGCTTTACTTAATTTTACGCCCTCTCGTCCACTAACTATCTGCAAAGCTATATTTCTATTACTATTATTAAAATCTTCCAAATTATCACACAAATCATCATTAAAAACAGCTTTAAGCATATCAAATTCCGCTTTGAATTTATAAAATATACCGATTTTCTTGTTTTTGAAATAATCTCTTATAAATTCCGCCTTAGTTTGGTCCACTATGTAAGCCTTTCCGTTTTCAGTTAAAATCGTTCCGCTACAAAGCTGGTGGCATTTCTGCAACATTTTCGCCCCTGTATCGGCAACTATGTTAGGATTGTCGGAATTTAGTGTAAGTAATTTATTTTTCCTCAAAGCCTTTAACATTTCGTGAGTACTATCCAACATTTTAACACGTAAAAAATGTTCGTTTATTTTCGATTTAAACCCCGCTTCTTCTTGTGTGAAGCTAATCATTATTTTGTCTAAATAAGGCTTAATTATGCTATATTTAGCATCTGTATAGTCGTTTACTATTGCATAACCTAACTGTTTTTGTTTTACGTTTACAAAAACTTTTGCCCACTTGTAAAATGTTGTAAACTCCCTAAATGGCGAAAAATTACTAACTGCAAGTTGGTTAAAAATTTGGCTGTAACTCTCAGGGCTGGGGGTGCCTGATAAGCAAATTATTGGTGTATTTCCAAATATAGTTTTAAAATCTTTAGCGTGTTTGCCCATTTTCGGGAATGCTCCAAATTTGTGGTGTTCATCACTGATCACTAAATCGAAATTGCCTTGTAATTTTGTTAAACTTTCGGTATTTATAACCTCCAAATCGTAAGGAGGTTTAAATATTTCGTAATCATCTAAAATACTGCTTATGGCTTTCTTCTTAGTGATAAATGCAACACGTTTAGCGCCGTATAACTTAGCTATGTTCAAAGCTGTAAGTGTTTTACCTGTTCTACATTCTAAATTCAAATAAACAATTTTGTATTGATGCAAGATAGCCAAACCGCGTTGGCTAATATCTTGCTGGTATTCTCTTAGTTGTATCATTGTTTTTTATTTAAAAGTTCTTTAATACTTACTTCTTTAGGTTTATTTTCTGTTTTAGGATTGTTATTTAACACGTTTAAAATATCACTTATAGCTTTATAAATGATTGGATTTTCTGTAACAGTAAAAAAATATCCTCCTAAATTTTTACAATTAGCACAAGCCCAGTAATCAATAACATTTTCTAAGCTTTCACCTTTTAATTGTTCCAAAAACATTATTTGCTCTAAATCTTCTTTTTTCATTATTTCTTCTTTTTTTGAGTTTCTAAAATATTAATCCAGTTATAAATTGTTTTTCTTGACACATCCAATTCCTGAGCAATCAATTTTTTATTAACATTAGGATTTGAATTATAAGCCTCAATAAATTTTTCTTGTGGTGTTTTTCCTTTGGTTGTAGTTGCTTTTATATCATTTAAATCATTGCTTTCAACCTTTACTTTTTTTGCTTGTTCAATAAAATAATCGCTAAGTTTTACAGCCTTTTTAACCGTTTCTAACTCGATTTGCTCGGTATATTTACTTTTATCAAAGAAACAATTAAAAATATGTAATATTAAAGAAAAACGGATTATGTAGTTTTTTTGCTTTGGGTACATTGTTTTTAAATATTCGCTTACTTCTTCCGAGTTCTGTATATCACTCATTTTATTGTAAATATCCTTAAAGTACAAACTTGCATCGGGTGTAAAATCAATAATAGTTGGCTTTATTTCTCCGTCTTCATTTACGTGCACATTTCTACGGATAACATCAAAACATCGTATAATTTCTTCATTATACCAAAGAAATAAATCTTCATCAATAGAGGCTAAATTTAAATAAGGAACTTTTGTTTCTGGATATGAAATTAATAACCTACTTAAAAAACCGCTATCGTTTAATTCCTCACTATTAAACATCCTAAAAACCTTCGGCTGAATACCACCATAAACGCTTATAAATGGCATTTGAACAAACGCGCTTTTGCTTGTTTTCCTGTTACTAAAAACCGCCTCGCCATTCCAACTACTTAGCCAAAATTGAACATCACTACCAGCGCGATATTTATCCATGTCTTTAATCCACCCCGCTAATTCGTCTTTATCTACTCCTAAGCCTCCTACATTATCGCCATGTATTTCCATTAAAGCCTCCTGTGTAATATCGTTAACTAGTATTTGAGTTCGTAAAGGTTCGGTAACTTCAATTTCGTTTTCTTTTTCTTTTTTCGTTAGTTTATCATACCTTTTAAAATCATCTAGTTTGTTATTGTAATCTTTTACAAGGTGTATATTTTTCTTCCTTAAAGGGTTTAAAATAGGCTTTACACTCGGTGTTTTACCAACACCACTATTTGCCACATTTGCAATCCAAAGTGAAGCATTTTCAATAAATGTATTACAAGCACGTGCAAGAAATGAATTACCAATACATACAGAGGCTGTGTAAAGTAATGAAGTACCTATAAAATCAGGTATAGCGTTTGTTTTTTCTGTTAACTCCTTAATTAAAACCTGTATATTTTCGTTAAAAATATCAATCGGGAATTGAGTTTCTGTTAAAACAATTTCCTCTTTTAGTTCAGGTTTTAATTTTTCTGCTATTGATACAACACGTTCGCCAAATCCTTTTGCATACAAATCTTTTGCACTTGCTGAAAAATCTCCATTATGATTTTTGATAGTATAGGCATGAAATGGACTAATTAGCGTTTCTGCTGGGTATATTGTACCAGTAGAAAAAAGGAATAAACATCCACTATCTTTGTACACATAACCACTATGGGGGGAGGTTGCTCCGTGCCTTTTGATTATTACTGATTTTGTAGTTTGTCTTATAATTTTAAACTCATCCCCTACTATATCCAAAACATTTTTTTGATTGTTAAAATCATCCCACGGCTTTAAAGTAGTATCACTATAAATATTGTCTTTTTTTAATGTAATAACCTGAGGTTCAATATAATTATAAGATTTTGAAATAGTGAAAATAATTTCTCTTTCTTCATCTGTAATATATTTAACATCCTGATATTGTAAATCTGTTAAAAAATTACCATACAGAATAAATTGACCTCCCTCGCCCCTAGTTTCAAACACCGCTTCTTTGTATTCCTTTAAACGTGCAAGTTTTTGATTACCTTGTTTAATAGTTGTTTTATAAATCAAATGATAGCCACCGTTTATAGTTTTAGCAATTACTATCTTCTTATAAAAATCTTCTATATTATCATCCAGTAACTGTAAATACTCATTCCAAAGTTTTTTCCTATCTTCTAAAAGTGGAAAAATCTTTAAATCAACATCCACACACTCCAAATCATTATATCCAGTCCTACACCCCCACATTGTAGGGTTTAGGTTTTCAATTTCTTCGGGTGTTTTAACAGGTCTTTTACTCCATTGAGTTTCATAAGGAGCTTTTTTTTCGTTGCAAGGAATTAAACTAAATCCGATACTTGCAAGTTTCTTAGCGTATGATTTCTGTAACATTACAATTTATATTTTTCAGTTTCTACATTGTAATGATTATCTTCCTCATTAACACTAGTTACAATCCATTTGTAACCCCAATAATTAAAAACATTTCCTACCTCAGGTATTAAATCAGTAGTGTACGAAATTCCAGAACTTTCAAAGGCGAAAGTGTAAACAGCGTTTTTTTTCATAATTTTTAAAAATAAAAAAAACCTATTAAGGTAGCCAAGTTGGAGGGGCATTCCCTAATAAGTTTTTTAGTATAATATTTTTAAATGATTTCCAACTTCATTTAAGACAAATGCAAATATACAAATATTTTTATAATATACTATTGTTTGTAAAAATTATTACCGTGTATAATTAGTGTAAAGTAAATAAAAATGAAATTACACACGGATTATACACGAATTACACACGGTTTTTCAATGTTTATAAGGGTTGTACGCAATACCGTGTGTAATTACACACGAAAACCGAAAAAAAAATAAAAAAATATTTTTTATATCTATTAAATAGCCGTGTAAACTTTGTAAAATACACACTATTTGAATTAATAAATTGATTTATAAGTGTTTATCGTGTGTAATCGTATTTTAAAATTACAACCTAAAAAGCCTTTACACACTATAATATAAAAACCCTTATTTAAAACAATTCTAAATAAGCACTATTAATAAGTTATTAACACTCATTAACACTTTTACTATTGCAGAATACAAATTAGTTTGTATCTTTGTGAAACAATTAAATATAAAGGTTATGAAAACAGAAATCAAGATCACAGACCATTTAAAGCGCGAACATTATGTAAGCTTTAATTTCACAGTAAGAACCAACGGTTTTCAAAGCTGGAAGATTTACGCCGATGTAAGGTGTAATGGCGAACGTATAAGCTTTGAATATTTGGAGGACAAAGAAACCATTGATTGGCTTATGGAAATAAAAGGCGCAAATCATAAGGCACATTTTTTAGCGACTAATTTACGTGTAAAAGAGCACCAACTTATCTACTCATGGTTAAGCGATTTTCCACGTTGGCACGTAATTGACGCTATAAGCAAGGAAGTGTTAACAGAAGAACGCACATACTCACAAGCTGAGGACATGGCAGAAAGTTTTTATTTTGTTGAAAATATTAAAATAGTTGACACATGGGGAATATAAGCGCACAGATTTACGTTGGAATTAAGTACATTCCAATTAAAAAGAAGTTAAATAGAGGAATAAACACCGTAGCGTCGGAACATTTATCCAACGTGCAAATGTTATCCAACACAGACAAATTAGAAAGCCTTTTGGACTTTATTTGTAAATTGCTGGGTGTTACTGTTGAAGAAGCAAAAGGAACTGTAAGGTATGCCGAAATAGTACGAGCAAGGCAGATTTACTGCTATTTCGCGCGAGAAATGGGGTTTACATTTTCAAAGGTTGCATCTATAATTAATCGCGATCATGCAACGGTTATTTATGGCTGTAAAGTAGTAGAGAATAGGCAATTTGATTTTAAAATTTT